ATGGTAGTTATGTTAACCATAGTTACCACGAACCAAGCTTATGCGGCCTATAACCGGGTTGATACGCCCACTGTGAGCACTACTACGGTAGTTGATCCTCTAGATAAGTATCGGGAAATGACAGAGTTCAGTCCTAAGGACTTAGCAGACATGCTTGAACTTGTTGGCTTTAAGGGTAAATCCCTAAAGACGGCTTGGGCAGTAGTTATGCGAGAATCCCGGGGGCACTCCTTATCCCACAATAAAACGTCCTCAACAGGAGATAACTCTTACGGCCTATTCCAGATCAATATGCTGGGAAGCCTGGGAGAAGACCGAAGAGAAAAATTTGGTATTAAATCCAATGCTGAACTCTTAGATCCAGTAACTAACGCCCAAGCAGCTTTCTACATGACTAGTCGTGGAGAAGACTTTGGGTCCTGGGGATTAGGACCAAATGCATACGATGGTAGTTCTTCTGAATCAGCCGTAACGGTGTGGTTTAGTAAGTTCCCTAAGTAAATAGAAAAGCCCCCAGCAATGGGGGCTTTTTTATGTTAATCCACCAATAGGTGCTTTAAATCTTTTTGTTTTACGCCTTACTCTACCTCTATCTGTTTTTCCAGTAGTTACTTCTGTACTTGACATGATATGGACTGGAGCATCCTTGCGTACAGTAACTTCATATTCTCTAGGCAATACGCTGCCAGTACCGGATTTTGCGTTAAGACTGTAGTCACCCTCATCATATGCATATATCCTGTGTTTCTTTGCATATTCTTCGTGCTCAGGCGTATCTCTATTTACTATATGCTTTTTATTTACATAAGCGGTTACAATTGTTCCATTTCCAGCAACAAACTTTTCTGCAGAGTCTCTACGGTCAGTCCAATGAATTCCCACCCTATCAACATTAACATCTCTACTTTTTTTAACATTATTTCCTTTTTTAGGGTCGTACTCACGGCCAGAAAAATTTATACCCCTATATAGTTTAATAAACTGTGGTCCTGGCTCGTTCACTTTTTACCGGCTCTACGCTTATTCTCTTTAGCGGTGTTCTTGCCGTGCTTTAGAGGGCGCAAATTACTAGCACTGTCGTTGTCGTGATTATTATCCTTGTGATCAACGTCTGTGCCTTTAGGTAACTTACCGTGCTTCTTCTCGTACTTAGCCTTAGCAGCATTCTTAGAGGTAGTGTGCCACTTACCAGCTGAATCTTTATAGTGCTCAACGATAATCTTACGGCCGCCATTAGCAGCAGAGCCTTTATACTCTTTGCCTCCAGCTACTGCTTTTTTCTTAGTTGCCATTTGAGTCCCCACCTGTTAGCTGCGTATGAATTTTAGGGTTAATAGTCTTCATTCTATCAGTATATGACTGACCAATGCTTTTAAGAATTTGATGGGAATAACTTCCGTGAGGTTTAGTACAGGACCCATTTAAGTGAGTTTTTGCGGCATGAACGTACATATTTGTACTTGCGGCGTCTGGGCTTGCAAAATGATCTGCATCAGCTTCACCAGCACCTATCATTTTCATGTGGTCTTCGTCACTCATATCCCCAACATCGCTTGGATCTCTATGCTCACTTACATGGTGTCCAACTTCATGTCGGATAGATTGTTTAAGTTCTGGGTGATTAGCGTTAATGTGCAATGCCGAATCGCTTGGGGTGTAAGCACCAGCTAACTTTTCTTTTCCAAAAACGTTATCTTCGTGCACAACGACCTTATCCAAACCTTTTAAATGTTCAGGATCTAACCCAGAATTAGAAAAAGTTTCTGTGGCAAAGTCTTTAAGACGTCGTTGCATTTGTCCCAAAGATGCTATAGGATCATCTTTATCATCAAAAAACCCAGGTTTAACCGCAGCAGTTACATGTATTCCAGATAATGCGTTTTTGAAAGCATCTTTACGATTTTCAGACATTATCTATAGCTCGCAGTTAGATTTAGCCATTAGCAATCCCACTTTCGTAGTGCAAGAGCTTTACGTGTAGGTTTACCGTTTTTATCTTTCATAGGCCCATCTACGCCACCCATACGTGCACAGAATGATTTACGACGTGCCGCAGACTTAGGGGACTTCTTTGCTTGCTCTGCAGATACAGGCGGCTTAAGATTATGTCCCTCTGCTTTAGCAGATGCGCGACCCTTAGCGTTTAGTCCGCCCTCTGGGTTTTTTCCTTCTTTACGTTGCCATGCTGCTGTTTTAGCCATTAGTTCCACTCCTCCGTACATTTACACTCTTTATTAAACTTACTACATTGTATACAAGTCATACGCTCACTTTGTTTTAAACTTCCAGCGGCTTCTAACTTATCCTCGTGAGAGGCTACGTCTTTATAGCTAGCTAAGTTTACACCATAGGCTTGAGAAGCCTCGACTACTTGTGGGTGATTCCATGGGCGTGCAGACTTAGAGTCTCTATCGGATACAGACATGCGTATGCGAGGAGATCCATTACCGCTTCGGGCACCATAATAAAGTTCTTTAAGGCGTCCCATTAATTGCTCGATTCACCACTAGCACCACGACCATAGCGCTGACGAGTGATAACGTGTGAGTCATCAGCTTGATCAGGCTTAAGACCTGTTAGGTACTCTGCAGCCTCTCGTGCATTGTGGCGTAGGTTCTTAGGAACCTTTACCTCACGAGGTTTAGAAGAAAAAACCTCTGCGCGAGACATTATGAATCTTTTTCTTCTTTAAGAGTCTTGTTAGTATTTTTTTCGTTTGGCTTAAGACCGCCAAGGTCTACTACACGGGGACCCTTAGAATCATCTTTACCAATTTTTAACAGTGGATTTTTTGCTTCTGCTGGGGTAAATTCATCCATCTTTGCCGCCTCAAGAGGTTCCCCAACACTGCGTCTACCAACACGTCCCGCAAGAGGAGCATAAGGCGCTGCTACGCTAGCACCAAGAGCAATTTTAGGTGCTGCTTCAGCTTGAGCAGTAATATTGGTAGTAGTATCGGCAATTTTTTGACGGTTTTCACTAGAACCTGACGCAATGGTTACATTCTGGCCATTAACAACAACGTCATTTGATTTACCTCTTCGAATAGCACGAAGAGTCTGTTGCGGGCTTGATCCAGCATGAACCATTCCACGTAGAAGAGCAAACTCTCCTGGAGTCTTTTCAGGGTTTCCACGAAGGTTACGATCAACAATCTTATATGCAGCAGCTAGTCTAGATTTAGCCTCTAATGGCTTCCCACCTAAATATTTATGTAGGTGATCATCATCAGTTCCTAAAGTATGGTGAACACCTAAAGCGTGAGCAACAGTTGCCTTTTGAATAGACTCATGTGCTAAGAATCCTGGTTGATTCATATAATCTTCATTAAGATTATACATAGATGTACGTCCAAGACGCTTTGCCGTGTCCATAACTTCTGGCGCAACAGTTGTCATTGTCTTACCTTCAGAAGCAAGGTCTGTAGCACGTTTTTCACGAATTGCACCCAAGACTGCAGCACGTTCAGGAGTTTGACCACGAACTGGACGAGCAGATCTTACGTTTGGATCAAATACTGTGGTGGTTACAGGAGTACCGCGATTTGCACGAAGACGTGCATTTTCTGCTTCTGCTTGCTTGCGATCTGTAGGTTGTGCGCCAAAAGTATCAATAGCCATTGGAGGAATTACATTTCCAGACTTATTAACTGTTGGTTTTTCATATCCAGCTAATTCACGAGGTGAACGAACAGGAACGTGTCCTAGTACCTTATCTGGGCGACCTGAAGGAACTTCACGCATTGTTGTACTAAGAATTCCTTCTTGTGCAACAGATGAAAGAGTTCCATCTTCATTGTAAGGATCAAAAGAACCCTTTGTAGTAATGCCTGTATATTCGCCTTTTTCACCAAGCTTTGGCTCTGGCATACCTTCGTCTACAACATCTGTATCCGGTGCTGTAATTGCCTCAGAACCGATAAGATTTCTAGGACCCTCTTTATATTTAGGGGTTCCACCAGCTGGTGCATCGTTTTTACTACGACGAGGATTCTTTCCTTCTTTTTCTTCTTTCTTGGCTGCAATTCTTGCACCTTGAGCAAGAAGTGCATCTGATTTCTCAGCAGCAAGATCACCCGCAGATTTAGATGGCTTGTAACCTGAAGCAACAGGTGTTGTTGCAACGGCTTCTGTGGATGTGCTTGTAGGTGCTGCTTTAGGCTCAAAGTCAGAAATATCATACGGCCGAACAGCTTTAGATATTTCATTAGCTGGAATAGTATTTAAGTAGTCGTCATAATCTTTTGTGTCATATGTAACGCCGTTTAAAGAACGAAGAGTAGAACCTTTTGCCTCTTCAGCACGGCTAAATGCAGCCTCACCGGTTTCATCTTGATTGCCTACGTTACGCTTAGTTTCTGCATCAGTAAAC